TTATGTGTAGGAGTAACTTCCTTTCTTTCCATAAATCGCTCTTGGGACTGTAATAGGTCAGCAAGTGCTTGAATGGTATCATACCCAGTTAGAATAACCTTTGGAGAACCACCATTTGCACGAATCTGCCTTAATACTGAATTAAGCAAACTTAGCGTTAAAGAGCGTTGGTCACTAGCAGCGTAACCATTACCGAAATCCACTACTGCATCCATAAAAGAAGCACTAGCATTACCGCTATTTAATTGACGAGCAGTTGAACCATAAAGATTCACTAAGTCAGCAGTAAGAGTAGAAGCACCAGAACCAGTGTTTAACATGCTACCATCATTTAATGCGTTTAATTCAGCAGAAGAAGAAACAACCTTCATCAATGAAGTGTAATTCTGCTCAATCAATGGATAGTTAGAGTTATCATAATGCTCTAAAGGCATTACAAGCATTTTACTCTGCATTTCTGCGTGGTGTTTACCCATATCTTCACGAATAATGGAGCGAATATCTCCAACACCGTCATCAATACTGGATAATTCCATTCCAATCTCTGAGAACTCAAACATATGAGCAACTGTTTTAGGACTTAAATACAGTTTAGCGTATTCAGGTGCAATTGGAGGAATATTGTTTCCTGTTCCAATTGATGCGTTTTCTTGCACACCACCAATATCATCAGCAGCCGGAGAAGCATCACCAGTAGCACCAGTTCCAATAGAAACGGCTGATGCAGAACCGCCCTGTGGACGGCTTTTTAGAATTCTCCATCCTGACTGTGTATATGGTCTTTTAGACAATATAGCCAATGGATTAATTTCTTGATTTAACATCGACCAAACTTTTTGTCCGTATAATACGTTGTATAAATCTCCTAAGTTTGCTGCTGCACTAAATGGATTTGATGCTGCATCATGGGGCGTTCCAAAACCACCTACTACACCTGCTGCCTTTAATAGAGAATTACCTCCATTACCGGACATTCCGTAGGTTGCTGCTTCTAAATCTTTTATTGTGTTAATGTATCCTGCCATTTTAATCACCTTTTTGTTTTATCCAATTGGATAATCACACAAACCTCCTTGAAAGTGTGTGAATATCATCCCAACTCATATCGGCTATTTGTTCGATTGATGTTGGAATATCCTCTGGAATAGTCATTGAAACTTCTTGAGCCTTAATAATTTCATTCTTTTCATCAGTCAATGATTTCTTCAATTCAGCAAATTGTTCCTTAAGAACAGTAACTTCTGTTTTAGCATCATAATTTTGCTTTGCTAGAATATCTTTGCGTGTTCCAACTTCTGCTTCAAAACGCTCTTGAAATTCTTTCTTTAAGTTATCATAAGCAATTTGCTCTAACTGTTCTGCGCGGAATTGCTCATAAGCCTTCTCAATGTTTTCAACAGAAAGATTTAGGCTATTTAACTCATGATTCTCAAAACCCTTAACAACGGTTTCTTGAGTATGATTAGGAGTTCCTCGACCACCAGAAACAACAATCCTATCTTCGGGATTACCGTCTTCAACGTAGCCTTCTGGACCGGAATGGCCTTTTGTTTCCATATCCATCATTTCCTCTTCATCCATCATTTCTTCGTCTTCTTTCTCATACATGGCTTTTTCGTCCATATCTTCTTTCATGTCCATGTCCTCTTTACCATACATTTCTTTTTCGTCTTCTTTACGAACAGAATTAATATCTGCTAAAATTCCGTTCAATTCTTCCAATGCTTTTTCTAATTTTTCGGTCATATTTTCACCTTTTTTGTTTTCCATTTTTAGTATGTCAAATTTTGCTTCTGGATTTATCCCCTTTTCGCATATTGTTACTTCATGGAGTTCTAATTTATCTATCTCATTATATTGTCCGAGTTCAGGATGATTTCTTTGTCTTTTAGATAATGCCTGTCCTCCGATACTAAATGAGCGTAATGTTCCTTTTCTTATTCCGCGAGATACTTCTTTTGCTTTTTCAATATCTTCTCTTAATTTAATTACAACAAAGAATCCAACATCATCAACTTCTGTTTTATGTATTCTCCCAGATTTGTCTCTATAACTTGGAATAACTTCTCCTACTTGCACATTTGAATGATTACTCATTACGTTTCTGTATTTCTCGTCTTCCATGTATTTTACTACTGCTTCTTTTAATGCATCTAAAGTAATCAAATCATTTTGCTTATCAACAATTTCAATTGAAGCATATCCACCAATAACTAATTCATCTGATTTAAGTATATTAAATTGAGAACCATTATCGGCCTTTAGTAAAATCGCCTCCTTCGACACTAACAATCACCCCCAATTAACTATATGAATCAGTCGCTTTCCTCTCTTTCTATTGTTAATTTTTTAAACCTGTCTTCATAAATATTCCATATATCTTCATCTGTATCTTTTTTTACCGGCTTCTTTGTAAATCCAGTGAATGTAATCCAATGTTTTTCTCCATCTACTTCAACCACTCTAAAATGCAATTTGGTGTCTAATTTGTTGCCCTTTAAGATGTATTCATGATAACCATGACGTTGAACACCAAGTTCTAATTCACCCTCATCAATCATTTTACCCCCTTGAAAGTTCCTAGAAACTTCTGCCTTGTATTTAGCAGATTTACCTAAATAATTAAACACATCTTCTGAATCTTCAGTATCAACGAACCAAATCATATTTTCACCCTTTATGTTAAATTTGACATCTATATTTTTATCATCCCTTAAATATAATTTAAATGTATCATTAGTTTCAATGTTCTTTTTAATTTCAATATCCTTTTCAAGAATATCAGGAGCAGCATTAAACTTATTATTACCTTCATAAATTAAGTCATTTTGATTTTTCATCCACATTACTAACCTACCTAAGTTATTATCAAATATTTCATCATAAACATCTGAGTGATTTTCAATAACAAACTTTTCAATTTGTTTAATAGTAAATGGTTCACCAACTTCAATAATTTTATTTCGTATAGAAACTCTCAATTCACTACGTTTACTTTTCATCATACTTTCCATTTCAGTTTTCCAAACATCTAAATTAGATAGTGCATTTTTCGCCATCAAATTATTCTCTTCAAAACCATATACTACAAATCCATCAAAATCGCTTTTAGCAATAATAGTGGCAGTTCCATGAATATTATCAGTAACAGTAAATGATTTCTTTAATGCATCCACTTTATACTTTAGTGATTTTCTTCCATCTTTTGCTAACATTTCTAATGTAACCAATTTATCAGGATATTCTACTTCGGGTATTTCAATAACCTTTGCAGAGAATAAACTATAACCTTCTCCTTTACGTTTTACTTCATCCACTTTAACTCTAACAATAGAACCTACTTCCACTTTCTGTTTAGTATTCAATGCTTTACCAACAGGCAAATAAGTTCTATCATCTATCTCTTTACCTTTTAAATTTCTAGATTCTTCTGCCGATAATGGACCAGCACCTAACGTATAAGAATACATACCAGATTTAGTAGATTTAACATCTAATACCATTAAATCTAAATCTGTAAACTTTTTCCATTTAATCCATTTAGGATTCTTTTTAGTTCCAACAAAATAAGTAGATTCTAAATCTTTAATTACAACCCCCTCCGATGCAGGAAGTTCCATTATCTCCTTAGAATAATTTTCTACTTCTTTTATTGAATCAGCAATACGACTATCTTTCTTAGAAGGATATGCCAATCTCTCATCACTCAAAGGAGCGTATTGGTAGAATAAAATATTAATTCTTTCTTTGAGAGGTTCTTTAGTCAAATCTCTATCTTCATGTTTCATAACATCAAAAACATGTGCGCTCAAATAATGGTCTGGATATTTATTTTTGAAAACGTGTGCTATTGTATCTGCGCGATGTAATGGTTCCTTCTTATCAAATAGTATTAATTCAGCATCTAAAATGCAATCTGGCACTGATTTCCTTTTCATTAACTCCACTTGTTTTTTACATTTATCTGTAATATCCTTAGCATTATGAGAATAAATTTTAACCGAATCTCCGTTTTTGTGAATCTGTATTCGCATACCATCATACTTTTCTTGAACTAAATAATCACCACTAAATCCTTTTAACTCTTCCATATCACTTATTTCAAATATGCGATACATTGGTTTATTGGGAGTTAAAAACTCAGATTCTGACTTTTCTTCAACAGATTTCTTAACATCTGTTAAATCTACGTCTTCTAATACTTTATGTTCCTTTTCACTGAATTGCTTCAAATAACCTTGTCGCATACGGTTCCTTGCTGTCTTAAATTTTGATTCAACTCTTTTAGAATCTTTATCGTCACCATAATGTTCAACAATATAGAGGGGTATATCATCCACTTCTAGGTCAAGACCCTTAACACCCTCCGTTATTGTGTCCGGTTTAGCATCAAGAATTGCATAAAATTCATTGGAAAGCGGTTCAGTGCTGGTTCTCAGTGCATAATGATAAAAATATAACATTACATCATCATTATCTAATAACTGTTCTAGAACATCTTTACCGAATGTTTCACTAAAAGGGTCATTAGATTCTTCTGCATTATAACGCATTTCTTTTATTGCTTCGTAAATATTACGAGCAATATTAGATGTTGGGTCTAAGGCTTCTTTAGAATTTAATTGGTCTTCTTCTAAATATCTTTTTAATGTTCTAGAAAGATTATCTAAATCATCATATTGGTCACGAAGATAATTAATACTATCTTCCCACATGGACCCATATTCTTTAGGGTCTTCACGCGCAGAAAGATATGCAGCGCGTGTTTTCTCAAAAACCATATGAATTTTTCTAGAAAATGTTTTTTCAGTTTTTTCAAACTCTATACCAGAAAAAGTCACAATTTATCACCTTAACTTATTGTTGATTTAGCATAATGTAAACATCTCTTCCAGTTCGACCAACATTGCCATAACCCATGTTTTTGGTATAAAATTGTTTTATTCTTTTAATTGCTTCTTCACTAGACATTTTTAATTCGTCTAAGGGAATAAAAACTGACGTATTCTTTTTTTCAGCCGCCCTCATTATTCTTGGGTCAATTACTTCTTCAAATAATTT